AGCGGTAGCGTCATCATTGGCGACAGTAGAGTTTAGGGGACCAACAAATTCGGTCGGTGGTCGCTTTTGAAGTCCAGCCACAACAGACGGATACGCATTGGTCATTTCTTCACCAGAAGTGCGTAGGCGTTGCGGAGCGGGTTGCTGAGACACACCACTAATCAGGTTGGACACCGTGGTCGAAACTAGGGGCATGATTTAACCTCTTAGTAGGCGGTTCGGGAAAGGATACCAGAGACAGCGATGCTGCCCGAAAGCATATTGTTATCCTCAACATCCATAGCCTCAGCCATTAGTGCAGCACGGGCCATATCTTCATCGGAGGAGTTGAAGGACGAAACAGCGCCAGAACCCATAATCCGTTCTTGGAAAATCCTAGCGGAGCGAACAGTGATGTATCGCCGTGCAATCTCAGGGAGTTCGTCAAAGGACAATGCCACGATCATGTCCACCTTAACTTTAGCATCAAAGGTGTAGGTGTGTTTCACGCGATCATACATAAGACGACCACGGGCTACGAGGTCTTGGTTCTTATCCTCAGACGTAGTGTCAACCGAGAGAATGTTTGCGGGGAGAACGAGGTTCTTAGCGGTATTAGGAATTAGTTCGTAGTCGATTTCTGTGTTCCAATAGAAACCGTGTGCTTGAATTTCGCGGGTCACCTGACGCACTAGGTCTCTCGCAAGAGCGGCGTCCACGGTAATGTCACCCGTAATGGCACTCACTGGCGACTCGCCAATGTTCGCAAGGCACACGTTGACTGCCTCAAGTTCAGTCGTTGGGGTCAAAAGAGTTGCCATGAGTAATCCTATAAATGTAAAAAAGGACCCCTCTAGAGAGCCTAGAGAGGTCCATGAATGGATTAGACCGCAGCGCGGAGTTCGATGATGCACTCGGGGCGCAGAACACCGTGGCCGACAGCCATCTTCGACACCGCGAGGGTGCCTTGACGACGAATGTCGTATTCCATTTCGGTAGCCATATCCATCAGTTGAACAGTGCCAAGAGCCTGACGCTGGATAACCAGAGCCGAGGTGTCCGAGGCGTCAACCGCGTATTTGGAGCTGAAATCGGGGTATGCGGTAGCCGAAACGTGATCAACGGAGAGGTTATTGGACTTGACGATGGTCATGCCTGCAACCTTCATCACGGTGCCATCCGAGTAGGAACCATTGGCACCGAAGTCACGGTTGATTAGCTTGTCGTCCTGAACCAGAGCGTAGTAAATCGAGGGCTTGACGATTACAAAACGATCAGCTTCGGGGACATTGCGCTCATCCAGCGTTGCAGCGGCATCATAAATGCCAGTAACAATGTCAGCGGTCGAGGGCGAAGCCGAACCAAGATTAACCGAAGAGGCATTGTCTTGACCAGCGACACCAGCGCCGAGGCCCGAAGGATCACGGGCGGCTTTAATCGACATGGACAGAAGGTTACGGTCGTAGGTCTGGGCAAGAGCCTGACCCATTTGCTTCGAATACTCAGCGCGAACATCGTAGTGGTTCTTCGCTTCATCAATGTTGGCAATGAACGTGTTGGCGATCAACAGGTCATCAATGGTGATAACTTTCTCACCATGTTCAATGTTGTTGCCAAGAATTTCAGTGCCAGCGGTGTGGTATTCCGCAACGGTCTTACCGATTGCAGGGAATTGAGCCGACTTACCATTCTTGATCGAACGGATGCGGGTCTTCTCTTTCATCACCGTGTTGGCGTTGAAAGTGGACATGACCTCGCCCGAGAAGACTTTCAAGAACAGGGCATTGGTATCCCCTGCCAAGCCAGCCTGACCCAGACGGGACGGGTTTGCGTTAGACATTTTAATTTACCTTGGAAAAGAGTTTAGGTTGTTAGTTAGATTTCTAACGTCACCTATTCGCGCTCTTTCCATTAAGGTTCTCCCTCGTAAGGGGCCTCAACGTATTCGTTTGCTTATGGTTGAGTTAGATGAAAAAAAGGGAACACCCGTGGCCTTGGAGTGTTCCTGTTTCGCCACCCACTTAAAAGCGGCGTGGTGAGGAGACCCGAAGGTCCCCTACTTTTTTGCCCTGTTTGCAGAGCGATCCATGATTTTCAAGTTGTTTGAAGAGTTGTTAGTGGCGTTACCATCGGAGTGATCAATGTCTTTACCTGATAAAGCAGACTTACCGTGTTTACTGATCATCATCCGACGAGCGGCGTTTCTCGCAACGCGCTTCTTAACTTGTTCAGGACGAGCCTGATACTCTTTATCATAGTCTGAATAGACCCGTCCTGATTTGCTCATGTTTATTCCTTACAGAATGTTTGACCGTGCAAGCTTGGCTTCGACCATAGCGCGGAAGGCGGGATCAGTTTCATAACTCTTACTTTGCATATCGGTCATAAGTTGAGCGACACTATCGTAAGTCCCACCACCGCCACCTTTCAAACTGCCAGACAGATTGCGCGAGGGTTCCATACCAACCGCAGCGTCACGACGAGCGGAAACGGCACGGACTGCCATTTGGATTGCTTGGAAATCGTTGGTGTCCATGACGCTGTTGAAATAGTCAATTTCAGCATCATCAAGGTTATCAGCGGCCCATGCGGTCAACTCACGGTAACCGTCTTCACCGCCGACTTCATTCATAATCGAATTACGTTGCGTATCGACCATGTTAAGCTGGCTTTGGATGTAGCTATTGACAATCTCTCGCGGAATACCCGCTTGTTCGAGAAGATCATAACTGTCTGGCGATAGTTCACCAGTGTCCCAGAATTCTTGCGAAAGTGCGTCATAGTCAACGCCAACATTCTCAAGACTTTCTCGGGCATCATCCTCTTCCGCTTCGTAATTATTTGACCCCATGCGTTGCTCTAGTTCAGCATACGCCCGTGCCATATCTTCTGCGGAATTGAACTTTTCAGGGAGCCATTCAGGGCGGTCACTTGGTTGTTCTTGCCCTTGGCTTTCGGCGTCCATTGCCGCCGCCTGTTCTTCCAAGCTAGGACCCTCGGTTTCCCCCGAGGTGTCGATAACTACTGATTCAGCCATATTTATTCACCATTTCCCGCGACAGCTTGACGAATGGCACCAGCGGCTTCTTTAGCCACAGGACCAGTTGCAGATTTAGCCATCTCAGCCATTTGCTGTTGCTGCATCACCTGCATCGCTTGCTCTCGTTCTTGTTGCATCTGTTCTTGTGATTTGATTAGGCCATCCATGTCGATACCCAATGCAGTCCCCACGCGAGTGATGTAATCTCCCACGTTCATAAACTGCGCGACAGCCTGAGGTCCTAGAGGTGCAAGAGCGTTCAGGAACATTTGATATTTATTCATATCATGTCCACGGCCCAGCGCCTCAAGACCAGTAACGATAGTCGGGTTGGCAACACCCTTGGGAAGTTGCGGCAACCGTTTCTTCTTGGTCATACGAGCGATAATGCGGTTGACCAATGGTAGTTGGAATTCTTGACTAAGAATGGAGTAAACACCACCCAGAGCATCCTCAAGTTCCCCTGCCATGTAACGAACCTCTTCGGCGGTTACACGTTCACCAGCACGTTGAATTGCTGAGTTCATCAAGAACGCAAAGGACAGACGCTCAGTGATCCGTTCTGCCGTAGACGAAGCGATAGACATATCTGCCTGTTTCGATACTTGCAGTGTGGACACCTCGGCGGCGTTACCTGAGACAATCCCACCGTTGTCGGCCCTTGCAATATCTCGCGCCCGTGTGGTGCCATTAGGGGCGACCATGAACACGACCTTTGCGGATACCGCAGACGCCTCAAGAATAGCCTTGGAGAGACCCTCAAGTGAAATGAGGTCGCCAATATATTCTTCGACGTAGGATCGTCCGTAATCTTCACCATCAATACGGGTCCACCGAAGCGCCAACATAGGTGCCTTATCTAAGGGATATTTACCCTGAGAATTAGGAACAATGACGCCTTCAATTTCTTGGTAGAGAATATACTTCTCACCCTCACGATACATCTTGGTGTAAAGATTAACTTCGTCAGATTTCTTGTTTTGCTCACTAGGAAGATCACCTTCCTTAGTTTGCAACATTTCTTGAATGTCCTCGGGTAGAGTAGCCCGTGACATGGTTTCCTTAACGAGAACCTCAATGACCTCGCCCATAGGGTCGCGTTTCACTACATAACGAGACAGCGGGAATACCCGTGCGCCACCCTCAGGGGGTAAGTAGAGAAGGACGTTCCCTGCGACAATCAGTTGCTTCAGTGCCTCAAAGATTGGCGACCGCATACCCGAGTTTTCAATCTCGGTCATTACGGCACGTTCATACTTATTGAGCGCCTCATCTACTTTGGCCCTTGCTCCTTCCGACTGCGCTAATTCTTGGATTGTGAAATCATCAAGACGCATTGCAAAGAATGGAGAATTCGGGGGTAGAAGGGAAAGCAACAATTTAGAGGCTAGGTTGTTCACACCACGCGCCCCGACACCCTGATATGGAGTGTAAAGTTTGGTGGTTGCGCTATGACCTTCCTCTGGGACAAGAGAAGGGATTGTTAGTTTAGCCGCTTCTCTTGCCCGTTCTAGATATGTCGTTCTGTGCGAGGAAAGGTTCTCGTATTTCTTAGCGCAGTTATTTTCGCCGTTATGCACGATTTACCCTTCCGAATATATTAGTAATTGCCCTTTTGCGCTTGGAACACGCCGCCAAGTTTGGAGGTGTCGCTCATCATAGCGTTGCGACGATCAATCTTGTATTGCTTGAACCCGCGAGAGCGGCGATCCAGATAAGTGTTATCTTCACCAGTTTCGCTCAGTTGCGGTGCATTTTGCTCAAGGACGGGAGGTGCCTGAGGCGGGGGCGGAGGGGGCGGCGGCTCTTTAGGTTGCTGAAAGAAACACATATCTACCTCCCTTACTTAGTCTTAGCTGCGCGGCGATTGATAGCCATAGGGTTCTGCGGCGCACCATTAGCGTCCTTACGGACTTTATAGCGATCCACACCTTCGGCCTTACGGCGCACAGTGATTTTGTCTTCAACGGTCTTGGACGCGCTGCGTTTTGCGGAACCGCCACCATCACGACCACCACCGACACCATCACGGGGGTCTGTCGTTTCAGGAGCGGTTACAGGGGCGGTGTCGGGGGCGCGTTCAGGAGCAGGGGCAGTTACCCCGTTATAGGCGTCCACTTTAGCAGCGGTGTCCTTAACGTGCGTCACAGCTTTTTCGTTGTCGGGGATTGTGCTGCGGGTAATCGTGGCACCCGTTGGATTGTTCTTTGAAACAGCATTGGGGTTGTGTGCGTCCTTACCGTTGTAAGGCACATACAGAGACCCGTCTTTGTTTGTAGCCATTGAAGGCGGTTTGCTCGGGTCCAGAGCGCCAGTGATTGTGCTGCCTTTGGAATTGGTGCTAAAAATCGCGGGATTACCAGCGTTATAAGGCTCCGCAGGGGTTTGTTTACCACCCAGCGTCATAATGTTAGCCGCCTTCATGGAGTCCGCATACTGTTTGTAAGAGGCAGCACGGGGGTCTGTTGCGGGTTTAGGGGCCGCTTTGGGCGCAGGAGTAGTCGGTCGCGCCACAGGGCGCGGAGATGTCTTCGGGGCGGAAGATTTAGTCGAAGTTGTCGCTGTCTTGCCTCCCTTACCCCCACTTGACGATTTCTCGGCGGGTTTGGGCGAGGATTTTGTTTTAGACGAGCTACCGCCGCTGTTACTGCTTCCACCACCACCGCCACCGCCCGAAGAATTGAAGGCAATGGTCGGCTTTAGTAAATCATTTAGGAACATTTAAGCTATCCGTTTCCTTAGGGTTACGTTCTGAAATTCATAACCACGATCACGAAGGGTTCTCTCCCAGCCCTTTCGACCGAGAATTTCAACATCGTGGCATTTATTGATACGAGCGAAGTCTTCAAATGTTTCGATACCGAAAGACCAATCTTCGTCATCACCTGAGAGAAAGATGATCCTAAGGTTCTTGATCTTTGGGTATTGTATGAAAGTTGTGACTATGACTGTGGTAATCTCCCCTGTCTCGGGGACCTGACACAACCATAGTATCCACTCGCCTGTGGAGATTAAATTATAGATGTCATCGTGGCCTACTTTTTCATCCACGATACGTTCTAAAAGAACCCCCACTTCCGACCAATGTTGGTCGATTGCCTCCGTGTTGAACACAGGTAGCAATTTCCCTTTCAAGTATCCTCTAGATGTCATCTTGGTCCTCCAAGATATTCTCATTCTGTTCCGCATAAATTCGACGGAGTGTGCGAACTACATCAACAGCACCACGACGAAAGAAGATTTCACGTTCTGTCATGGACAGTTCAGGTGAAACATCTGGATACATATGGGCCAGATAATCTATCAGCGGTTTATCAATAATGGGAATTTGAGACATAAGGTTACCCTTCTAGGTCTAGTAATGGTTAAGATTATCCCCAAGCACGGGTCCATTGGGCGCAGATACCAGATCGAACAACGTCATCGTGGGTGAAGTTACACACCGCAGCCTCAATATTATGTTTGAATATCAAGTCTATAGCCACTGCTAGACCCGAGTGATCTTTGAGGTCATGCTGTAACAAATCACCATTCACGATAACTTTTGTGTCCTCACCTATCCGAGTGAGAAACATCTTCATTTCGTGTGGCGTTAGGTTCTGTCCTTCATCAAGAATGACAAAGGCGTTGTTGAAGGATCGACCACGCATGACCTCAAAAGGAACAATCTCAATGTCCTTGCGTTTTACCGCAATCTCATAGCGTCCCTTACCCAAGCGTTCTTCAAGAACCTCTGTGAGAGGAACGACCCAAGGAGCGATTTTCTCTTCGATAGTTCCCGCAAAAAAGCCCAAAGATTTCCCAGCGGGAATGTTTGGGCGAGTTAGGATAATCTTTGAGATTTGCTTACGGTTGAACAGGTCTGCCGCAATAGCCGCAGCAATGTAGGTCTTACCTGTCCCAGCGGGTCCTGTGACGAACACCTGTGGGAACCTGTAAATGCACTCAATATAATTCTTCTGGGCGGGGTTTTTGGGAACGAGAGGCAGAACCCGTTTGTTGTCGGACGCCTCTCGCACCTTTTCATTATAGGTTTTCTTACGCACCTTTATAGTTCCATTTCACCATTCAAAAGGTTGATACGCATTTCCGCATATCGGATTACTTTTTTGAGGTCGGTGATTTCGCTCTCTACTTCGTCTTGGTTTGGGTAGAGTTTGTATCCAGCACGAACAGCGTATTTGACAATGTTACCTGTGTGGAAGGGTAGATCGTTACGCATGATGAACGTGACAGGCTCAATAGCGTAACGGGTGTAGTGTGCAGGTTTATTCACTACATCGTCATACGGTTCCATGTCTGGAAGCCACGGTTGTTTTTCGCTGTAGTAAGCGGACATATCGTCAACAGGC